ACCGCGACGCACGGTGTCGCCGGCCTGTACGACCTGCCGGGGGAAGTGATCCGGGCGCATCAGAAAGCCGGCTGGGTATTCCGGGCTCGCGTTCTGGTCGACAAGAATCCGCAGGCCGTCGCCGTACGGACGAAGGCGCACCACCTGATGTTCGTGACGAAAAACAAGGACTCCTCACAGTCATACCCGTGCACCGGCGATCAACTGCTGGTGTTCCGGAAGCCCGGCGACAATGCGACGCAGATCCCGCACGAGGCCGACGAGGCACCACCGGGGGTGTCCAACGAGGACTGGATTGAATGGGCCCGTCCCGTGTGGCTGGGCATCCGGGAATCGAACACACTGAACGTCCGCATCGCCCGCGAGGCAGCCGACGAACGGCACCTGCACCCGCTGCAACTCGACTTCATTGAGCGGTGCATACGGTTGTGGTCCAACCGTGGCGAACTGGTCGTCTCGCCGTTCGGCGGCGTCGGCTCGGAACCGTTCATGGCCTTGAAATTGAATCGGCAGGCCTGGGCGTGCGAGCTGAAACAGTCGTACTGGCGGACTGCCGTGGACAACCTCCGTCGCCTGGAAACGAAACAGTCAGAGCCCACCCTGTTCGACTTCGGCGAATCCGCATAACCCACCACTCATACGACCGGCTAGGAGCCAAGCCCATGACGATGATCGCCCACCGCTGCAAGAACTGCGGCCACCTCGACATTCACGGCCACGGAACCCGGCAGGTCCGTAAACCCTGCAGCCAAGGCTACTGCCGCACCTGCCCGCCTACCCGTCCCTGCGACTACGGGACCCCGGAAGTTCTCGACACGTTCGACGGTGCCGGGAATGTGCAGGACTCCTGGATTCCGCCGGGTTCGGGTGAGCCGCGCGGTATCGAAACGTGCGGGTGCGGGGCCTGCGCGGAACTGTACGAAGTCCTGACTGATTCTCGTGCGTCGTGATTTCTACTCGTTCTAGCTCTACAGGAGAAGACACGCATGGATGACGACTGCGTTTTCTGCAGGCTAATTGCCGAGCAGAAGCATGAGGGCGGCGCGCATGGAATCGTCTGGTTCACGCCGCTGAACCCGGTCACCGACGGGCATCTTCTGGTGGTTCCGGCGAAGCATGTCGCGGATGCCTGCGAGGACCCGATCATGACGGCCCGGACGATGGAACGTGCCGCGCTGCTGCTCGCAGGCCGATACGGCGGCGAGGACGCGAATATCATCACGTCGATCGGCCCGGCCGCGACACAGACGGTCCGGCATCTGCACCTGCATATCGTTCCCCGCCGCCCCGGCGACGGACTCCACTTGCCGTGGACGGGGCAGGTTTCTGATGCCTGAGCGGATCAAGCTTTCTCGTGCCCGGGGCTGGCGTAAACCAGAAGGCGCGAAGAACGTCGCCCGTCCGTCACGCTACGGGAACCCGTTCTGTGTCGATGGCAGCTCCGTAGTCGGACAGAACTGGACGCTCGTCCGCGCCAACTGGGGCCGCCAAACGTTCCGCGAGTACGACGTCATCTACACGAGCCACTCGACTGTGGCGGCGGCCGTGGCGCATTCCGTGGAGTTGTTCCGGATGCTGTGCGAGGTGTCGCGACGTGATCATCCGGGGCGGTTCGAGGACTGGATAGCACCATTGCGCGGAATGGATCTTTGCTGCTGGTGTCCTCTCCCGGTTCCTGGTGAGCCTGACATCTGCCACGCCCGAATCTTGCTCGACATTGCAAACGGATAGGCCGGTTATGTCTGTTTTCGGGGTGCGGGTCTACTCGGCTGGACGGCGAGCGGCGATAGAGATTTGCCTGATGCGTTCGCGGGTGTATCCGGTCGTGCGGACGATCTCGCCTTGTCGTACTCCGCGGCTAAGGGCGGCGACGATGGCGGCGTGGAGCGCGGCCAGGCTCTCGGAGGCGCGGCGTTCGTCTCGGCGGTGCTCGTGCAGCGCCTTGCGGACGTCGGTCAGGTCGTCGCTCATACCTAGATCATGCCATACGACGTTGGCCAACTCCACTTGCACAACATGACTTGGCCAAGTAAGCTTGGCGTAATGAATCTAGGGGAGGTCGCTGGTGGCTAAACGAGAGATTGGCCTGATCTACTACATGCTCGACGCCGACCGCCACAGCCAACGCGTCAAGATCGGAACGACCGAATCGCTGGCCGCGCGCATCCTGGATGTCCGAAGCCAGACGTTCAATAGGCAAGGTCCCCTGCTGCTTGCGGTCGAGATTGGCGGGTTCACGCGGGAGAAGCAGCTTCATGCTCAATACGCTTTGCAGCGCCTCACGGGCGAATGGTTCAAGTATGAGGGACAGCTACGGGATTACATCAGCACGCTCGACCACCCGTACGCCTACATCAGTGACAGGCCCGAGTTGTGGTGTTTCGCTGGCGGGTGGTGCGGCATGCCGGTATCGACTTTACCCAAGGTCGTCCTGGTTGAAGACGAAGACGAAGACGAAGACGACGACCGAGTTGTAGTCGAATTCTAACCACCTGACTTTCTGTTTCTGTCTGTACCCCAAAGGAGAACGAAATGCCCGAATTCGATTTGCACGAAGCTGTCGATGGTATGACGAAGGATGCCGCCGACGCGTACGAGCGGTACGCCGATCTGGTGCTGCTGACCCGTCACATGGCGGACAACAACTACTCGGCGGTCGAGATCGCGGATGCGGTGGAGAAGCCGCACAAGTACGCCATGGAGTTGTCGGACGCGAAGAACACCTGATCTGTTCTTTACCTATCACCGAAGGAGAAGGAAACAATGGCCGAGACATACGTGAAATACGGTCCGTCGTCGCAGGCGCGAGAGAACTTGGCGATCGCTCTGGCCACGGACGAGGACGACTTCATGGCTGGTGAGGAGTGGGAGATGTGGGCCGACACCGATACGGGTAAGGGTACGTGGCGTCGGAAGGCGGATGCGTTGGTTGCGCGGTTGGTTGAGGCCGGTTACACGGTCAGCGACGATTCTGAACCGGTTGCCTGACCTTTTTTCGTTTTGTGTGTCTATCGGGGAGGAACCCGCAATGAGCGATATCAGAGTTGGTGATCAGATTGAGCACGTCGGGATGCGGGGGTTCCCGATGACGGTCCTGGACATCGGGATCTGCGAGGACGAGGACAACCATTCGAAGTTTCAGGTGACCGATCCGGATGGTTTCCTGGACTGGTTGTGTGAACGCGATGTTGTGTGCGTGTCGTCATGAGTGCTCAGGTACCCGATCCGGGCGGCGCCGAAGAGACACTGCTGCGGTTCCGGCAGTTCGTTTCCGAACGGCCTGCTGACACGGTGCCCATGTGGTCGTGTACCCAGATGGGCATCGTGTTCGCTGCTTACGATTCGGTGGTAGCCCAACGAGACCAAGCACGAGCGGCGCTCGGACAGACGCGTAGCACGGCGATCGAGATGTTCGTGGCGTTCAAGGATCTGCATCCGTGGGATGAGCGGCTGATCGACTGGATGGCGGCCCTGCCAGTTCCCTCCGATGCCGCCCTTTCTGGTCCTACCGGGACTCCCGAACCGGCCGACAACAAAATCACATGGGACTACCTGCGTCAGAGCTTGGCCGAGGCTGCTGGGACTACAGAGGAGACAGGCCAGTGACCTGGCAGAAGATCACTTGCCGCGAGGCGGAAGGCTTGATGCTGACTCCGGGGCTGACGGTGTTGTCCGCGAAGACGGACCCTGACGGCTTGTACGGCCGGCCGGAGATATTCACCGAGTGGGGGCTGAGTGCTGGCGAGGTCCCCGTGCTGAGGACTATTCGTTGGCCCGGCCGTGAACGGTCGGGTAGCCCGTTACGCAGTCCCGACGTGCAGCCGTGCGAGCACTACCGATACGAGGAGACGACGGCATGACCGACGACGCTGGCAAACAAGAAGCCGTTAAAGAACTGGCTGCATCGGAGGCGGACCGTGGCTGATAAAACATTGCAAGGTGAGGGGTGGGCGACCCCGGGGAATCCTGTCAGCACGCCGCTCGGTCTCGGCGTGATCGAGGGAATTCGGTTCGATGAGCGCGGCACGGAATGGTGGTCGGTGGCTGTGCTCGGACATAGCCCGCAGATTTTCCGTCCCGACGAAATCGCCCCTACCTGGGCGACCCTGCTGGCTGCATCAGAGGCGGACCAGATCTTGGAGGACGGCCATGATGCATAGGCACCGGTACCGACGGTACAGCTGGTCCAGGATCACGGCTGACGGCTTAGAGGTCGGCGGCTGGCGGTATTCAACCTGCACAAAATGCGACCGGCGTCCGCCATTTATTCGGGGTCGATGGGACATCGTCATCCGAACCGGACCGTTCCTGCTTCCGGAGGCGGACCGTGGCTGACAAGAGAATCGGCAGGGATTGCCAGCAAGAGGGCTGCGACAAGACCGTTAGCGACGGCCCGCTGATCCGGGTCAACCCGAAGGGCGAGCGCGGCGTGTTCATGTGCCAGGAACACGCCATCGGCGTCCCGTACGTCAAGCGGCACTATCCGGAGGCACGCCGTGGCTGACAAGGTGCTAGTAGACCCGGATGACCTGCGCTGGCTGCTGAACATCGTTGACAACGCCGATGAGTCGCTGCCGCCGTGGTCTGACGAAGAGAAGGCGCGATTTAACCGGCTTATCGATGCTTCGTCGGGTGTCACGTCAGGGGCTACACCCGATGCACAGATTCACGAATCATCTGTGAAGGGTCCGACTGATGGCGGTCTTGATCTACCGGGGTACTCAGGGGCTACACCCGAACAGCCGGAAGGTCCACTGAAAACGGACACGGATTGGGATCAGGTCGTCACTGGCTTGCTCGCAGAAGGGCACGGGGAAGAGTGCGATCGGGTGGCGAGTGCCGGTGAATGGCCGTTGTATCCGTGCTCTTGCGGGGCTTCTCCCGTACCCAACCAGCCGGTGGGGATCGGGCAGGGCCGGACCGAGCCGATGCCGCCGTATGAGCAGCCGGTCGACATGGGATTCATGTCGCTGCACCCCGGACTGCAGGAGCTACTTGTACGCGAGAGCGGCGGCAAAGCGAACCGTACAACTACCGAGCCGGACGGTTGCGGCGCGAAGGGCTGCCCAGTCCTGGCCGATAACCATCGGCATGACGAAGCCCCGGCAATGCCCGTACCCGAACAGCCGGCCGACTGTTGCTCGGTGCATGACATCCGTCGGCAACGTGGCGACGGCGCCCCACATGGCGACTATGGCAGCACAACCTGCCCGGACTGCATATCGGTTCGATCTGCCGGCGTACAGCCACAGACGGAGGAACAGTGAGCGATGATCTGTCGATTGTGCGGATGTTCCCTGACCGGTGCAGTGAGGATGTGTCGCGTGCCGGGGAGTCTCAGGCGTGCGATAAGACGGCTGTGGCAGCCCGCCGTGACCCAGATTGCGGGATGCCGTATCCGGTGTGTGCCTATCACGCCCGCGGGGACATGGTGTCGCTCACTGAACTGCTAGCGACGGAGGGGACGACGTGACCGATTCTGCGGCGCTGGCCGTTCAACTCCGGCAAGCCCTAGCCGGCTTGGAGGCACCGTTGACGGGTCCTGGGTCGGTGGCGGGTCGTGCCCGCGCTCGGATTGATGTGGTGTTGGTGGCTCGTGCTGTTCTTGTCCATCTTGAAGGAGAACAGCAACGACTAGCCGAGGCGTTCGATGAGGGTGTTCACGAGCGTGCCGGATACGACTGGGCCGATCTTCGTGAGCCCCAGGTTTTCAATCCGTACCGTCGAGAGGAACAGACCAATGGCTGAGCAGCGTGTCGAACCGTCGTCCGTGGTGGATCTGATCGAGGAGTACGTCAGCAAAGAACTGGCCGACGCAAAGCACTACGAGAACTCCGAACCGTTGGACGAGTCCGGCGTCTACAGCTTGCATCGGCTGGGAGCCGAGATTTACGCGGCCGGATGGAACGATGGTGAGCAGTCCGCTTTGCGTCGTGAATACGCCACGCGTCAGCGGGAGAAGGAGAAGCGGTCCAATGACTGACGCAGAGAAGGTCGCGCAGGCGTTCCACGAGGCGTACGAGCGGCTAGCGCCGGGCTTCGGATACAAGACCCGTGAGGCGTCCGCAGTGCCGTGGGAAGACGTGCCAGCGAACAACAAAGCGTTGATGGTCGCCGTCGTTGCTGCTCTTTGTGATGCCGGTCTACTCCTACCGCAAGACGCAGAAACCGAGCACGCGCAATTCGACAACGGCAGGTTCTACATGTACGCCAATCCGGGCAGTAGGCGCGTGACTCATACGCGCTCGGTCGGCCCGTGGGTACCTGTCGATAGGGAGACGGAAAATGGCTGAGTTGGACATGGAACTCGTGTTTGATGCTGCGGTAGCCCGCGGGGGCCTGAGCCTGTCCGACAACGTTGCTGCTGCCGTCGTGGCCGAGGTCGGTCGACAACTCGCGGATAGAATCGAAGCGGAAGACGAGCCTCCAGTCTTGGTCGCTGCTACGCCGACGGAGATCGCCAAACTCGTCCGGAAATGGACGGGCAACGATGTCTGATCTTGTTCAGCAGATACGTGACGCCATAGCCGAACGACGGGGGCTAGCGGAAGACGCCGTGGACCCGTTGGCCGACGAGTGGTTCGAGGCCGATGGGTTGTGCGACAGGGGCATGACCCCGCCGGACGCAGCGTTCATCGAGGCGCATTCACCTGCTGCCGTCTTGGCTCTCTGTAAAGCTGCCGAATCGATCCTGACCGAGCACAACGCCACCGCATGGCCGGCCACCACTATCGACGGTGTTCTTTACCCCCACCCTTACATTTGCGACTGCTGCTCCCTCTTCATGCCGTGCGGGACGGTGGTGTCAGTCGCTGCCATGTTTGGTGTTGATGCCAGTGTGTCACCTACCTCAAAGACAGACCAAAGGACGGAACAGTAGATGAGGATTCTGGTTACCGGTTCCCGCGACTGGGATGACCTCTGGATCCTGGAAACTGCGATCCAGCAAGAGTGGTGGAAGCGTGGCGGGACAGCTTTCAACGTGGCCATTATTCACGGGGACTGCCCGACCGGTGCCGACAAGATGGCCGATGCGGTCGCCCTGAAAGCTCGGTTTCGGGTGGAGCGGCATCCGGCCCTGTGGGCGAAGCATGGCCGCGCGGCTGGTCCTATCCGTAACCGGGAGATGGTCGAGGCTGGCGCTGACGTGTGCCTCGCGTTCATCAAGAACAAGTCTCGGGGCGCTACGGGATGCGCTGACATGGCTGAGAAGGCTGGGATTCCTACCCGCCGGTTCGTGGCGGCTTCTCTGGAAGGACAGACCAAATGAGCGACGCCAGAAACCCTGAACCTGAGACTCCAAGGTTCAGGGAAACGGCCGAAGTCCTGAATGACACGCCAGACGAGTCCGAGTACTCCGATGCGGCGTTGGAGAAGCAACGGCAAGCGGACATCCTCTTGGACGCGGGGGAGCCGATACCGGTGGACCTGATGGTCGGGATCATGGAGCCCCGTCATGGCGGCGGTCTCTGCTCGGTGCATTCGGTCCGACGCGGCCGGGGCGACGACGATCCGCGCCACGACTACGGCGGCGATTGTCCTGATTGTGTGACTGCCCGTTCGGTTCAGAAGACAGGAGACAGCAAGCCATGAGCGACGAGGAGTACGGCGAAGGTCAAATCGTTCCCGAGGACATCAACGAAGACGACCTATTCGAGGAGGGCCGATACGGGCCGGGACATTGGAACTACCGTGCTCGCTGCGCCGATGTGGAACTCGCCCTGGCGGACACCCGGACCCGTATCGAGGAATGGCGGCGCGAAGATGATGCGCATGGTTGGTGGCATGAACGGCCGATGCTGATCGCGCTGCACAACGAGGTCATCCGGCTGCGCGCCTCCCAGAAGACAGGAGACAGCAATGGCTGACCAGCAGGTAATCACCCTCACATTGCCGAACGTCGCGAGCAGCGCCGGAATGCACCTACAGGGCGCGTACATCATCGACGGCGTCCGCGGCGAGGTCTCAACCAGCAGCGGGCACTACGTACTCGTCAGCCCCGAGACCGGCATCTTCGGCAGCGGCTTCGACCTGGCGTCCGCGATCCACGACTTCCGCGCGGCCTTGCACCAGCATCACGACACGCTCAACGCCGTCTCGGTCGACTCGCTGAGCCGGGACCTTCGCCGGCAACTCGACTTCCTCAACGCCCGGTTGGTCAAGGCGTCGTGATTCACCGTCGTGTTGGCGGTAGTTCGAAGTCTCCGTCTTCCCCAATGATGGCTAACACCTCCAAACCACGATCAGTGATCGAGGGGAGGTCGCGGGCTGGGGCGTCGATCAGGTCGGCATCGTCCAATGCTCGGATGATCCAGTCGACCCGTGCGCCGTCCAAGTTCCAGGCGGGGAGCCATTGCCCTTTCCGCACCCTACCGATGTGTCCGGTTTGGACGGCTCGGAGGACTTGTCCGGGTGTGGGACGGTCGGGCATGACACACACAGTATCGAACAAGCATTCGAACCGATAGAGGAAGGAACAGCAGCATGGACGAGCCGCAGTGCACCACCTGCCGCGACACCGGCACGGTCTGCGAAGCGCACCCGGACAAGCCCTGGGACGCCGCCGGCTGCGACTGCTCCCCCGGCATGCCCTGCCCGGCCTGCTGCTCCCCCACCGCCCCATTCGTACCCGGCGCCCTGCGCGGCATGACCACCGCCGAGGCCCGCCGGATGCAGGGCTACCAGACCATCGCAACGACGCAGGATGAGGACGCCACATGACCCCACCCCCGTGCACCACGGAAAGCTGCGACGGCTTCTGCCCCGACAACGCCTACCTCTGCGGTCGCTGCGTCCGGAAGGTCGAGCGCTACCTCGGCGACCTGCCGGCGCTGCTCGCCGAGCTCGAGATCACCGCGACCCGCCGGGCCCGCATCAGCGAACGAGCCGGCCCGCGGTCGAAGAAGGCGGAGGTCTACTGGCGCGGCTCCGGATCGCTCGGGGACGGCACCGACGATCTAGCGACCAGCCTCGAAGCGTTCACCCGCTCGCCGTTCAACTGGAAAGCCTCGGACGACCTGTACGCCGCCCGCAACACCCTGACCTCGTGGGTCCGGATCATGGAAGAGGAGTCGGGCCGGCAATGCACCGTCCTCGGCCCCGTCCCGCTCGGTCCCTGCTGCTGGAAATGCAAGCACAAGTCGTGCTGGACGATCAGGGCCCACGACCACCTCGACGAGGCCGCGATGTGCCTGTGGCTGATCCGGCAGCTGGAATGGTTCCGGCAGCGCCGGGATGCCACCGAGTTCTACGACGAGATCCACCACCTCTATCGATTCGTGCTGCGCGTGATCGACCGGCCCGACCCGCTCCTCTTCGCAGGCGCGTGCGACTACTGCACCCATCCCGGACCTGACGGGGAAGCGCTGAAAGTCAACCTGTATGCGCGACTCGGCGCCGAGAAGGTGGCCTGCCGCGAGTGTGGGGTGGAGTACGACGTGGCGCTGCGTCGGGGCGACATGCTCGCCGACGCCGAGGGCATGCTGTTCAACGCCGCCTCGATCGCGCTGGCCGTGGCGATGTTCGGCGCGGACCTGAAGGTGGAGCGGATCCGGAAGTGGGCGTCACGCGGCAGCATCGTCGCGCACGGTGTGGACCATCAAGGCCGACCGACGTATCGGCTCGGTGACATCCTGGACAAGCTGGCCGGTGACGCTGTGCGGCGAGCAGAGAAGGAGAGCGTGGCGTGATCGGTATCGAGCGGACCATAGCGGTGAAGGCAGAGGCCAAGTCGATGACGTTGACCGAACTGGCCCGCTTCGTCAGCGAATGCATGCGGCAGAACATCGCCGCCGACGCCATCCCGACCGCCCGGGTGAACTTCGGGGGCGGAATCAAATCGATCGCCGTCCGAGGTGAGTCGGTCTTCCCGGCCGACTCAGATCTGGACGGAAGGGACCTCTGACCATCGGCGTGTCCCGTTGACCTAGACCGACCTGTCTGTCACGGTGGTATTACATAGCCTGACCGTACTGTCCCAATACCGCATGAGCAGCCCGCGCCGATTCGACCCCGGCGCGGGCTTTGCTATGTCCGGGGCCGATCCGCGCGCGACAAGCGAGCGCAGCACACCGTTTCAGGCCCGACCATCGCTCGCCGGCACCGGTCGTGGGCCAAGCAGAACGCGGATGGACGGACGCTCCGCCCCGCCATAAACCCAACCGGAGGCGCCATGAACTGCGACGACTGCGGCTGGCCGTTCGCTGACTTCCCCGGCTGGGGTCACGAACACCATCACGAAATCGCCCAACTCAAGAAACAGATGGAGAAGCTCATGTCCCAGCAGGACGAGATCAACGCCGACGTCACGGCGCTGCAGTCGGCAACCGCCACGCTGCAGGCGGCCGACACCAACATCCAGGCCGAGATCACCGCCCTCCAGGCGGCGAACCCGGGCCTCGACCTGTCCGGCCTGACCAGTGCGGTCAGCGGCGTCAGCGATGCGGCCACCCAGCTGTCCGGCCTCGCGCCGGCCCCCGCCAGCCCCCCGGCCGACGGCAGCGGCGCCGGTTCCGCCCCGGTCGACTCCGGTGACGGATCAGCCGACGCGGGCAGCACCCCGTCCGCCTGACCCACCCAGAACGTCCCCACGATCAGCGTGGGGCTTTGCCCGTGACGGGCAGCAAGGAGGGCGTTGATGCCCAGAGAACAGATCAACTACCCCGGCGCCGAGATGGAGATGGACCCCGGAACCCCCGGATCATCCAAGGTCATCAAGGTGGCCGACCCGGCACTGCACGTGAGCTGGCATCAAGCACCAGCCGGCCACGTCCAAGTCGCGTTCGAGGCCGACCCGTCGTATCTCAAGATCGCGCTTGAGTCACCGAACGAGGACAACGGGCGCACGTCGATGTACTCGCCGGTTCTGGAGCGGGTCGAGATCAACAAATTGATCCGCGCCCTACGTCGTGCTCGCGATCAGGCGTACGGCAGGGACGAGTAGTTCCACGGCCAGTGCGGTTCCGCGATGCAGCGGCCCGCACTGGCCAACCCCGATCCATCCCAAGAGAGGAACCCCGTCATGGCTCACATCCCCACCTTCGTCTGGGTCCTCGCCGGCATCGCGCTGTTCCTCGTGATCCTGCTGCTGCTCGGCCTGCACGTCCACGTCGGATGACGGTCGAATCGGCGGAAATCCCGGGCCGCGGAAAAGACGGCAGGTACGCCCGGACCGAGGAGACCGCCGAACGGGACGCCTACGCCGCGCACCTGAGATCGCGCGGCAAGTCGTACCCGAACATCGCCCGGGAGATGGGCTACGCCAATGCCGGCGGGGCCTACAAGGCGGTGCAGCGGGCGCTGAAAGCCATCGTCGCCGAGCCGGCTGCTGAGCTGCGGACCATCGAGCTGGTGCGCCTCGACGGAATGTGGGAAGCGGCGCAGGCCGTGCTGGAAGGTCAGCACTTCGTCGTGTCGCAGGGCCGGCTGATCCGCATCGGTGGCGAGCCGATGATCGACGACGGCCCGGTGCTCGCCGCATTGGATCGGCTGCTGAAGATCCAGGAGCGGCGCGCGAAGCTCCTCGGCCTGGACGCGCCGACGAAGACGACGGTCACGGTCACGGACGAGCTCGACGCGGAGATCCGCAACCTCGTCAGCCAACTGAAGCCCGCAGATGAGCGCCGAACAGCTGCTCCCTGAGGGCTGGGAGGCATGGCCGGACGCCGCGAAGCTGAAGCTGCGGGACGAGCTGAAGGCGCTGCGGGTCCAGGCGGACGTGTTCGGTGCGCTCGGGTACGAGCCGACCGCGCGGCAGCAGGCGTTCCATGCGGCCACCGAGTACGACGTGCTGTACGGCGGGGCGGCCGGCGGCGGCAAGACGCGGGCCCTGCTGATGGACGACATCCGTGATGCCCTGACGTATCCGGGGATCAGGATCGGCGCGTTCCGGCGGACGTACGGTGAGCTGGACGAGTCGCTGCTGGCCGAGCTCGCGCAGATCTCGTACGCCGTCGAGGTCGGGGCGCGGTGGAACTCGGCCAAGCATGAGCTGTCGTTCCCGAACGGGTCGCTGATCATGTACCGCTACGCCGAGTCGGTGCAGGACGCGACCCGCCGGCAGGGCGGCCAGTATCAGAAGCTCACCTTCGACGAGCTGACGCTGACCCCACCGGACGTCGTGGCGTTCCTGAAGTCCCGCATCCGGTCCGGGCGCCGCGACATTCCCGTCCTCGGGGTCCGGTCCGGATCGAACCCGGGCGGTGTCGGGCACGGCGACGTGAAGAAGCGCTACATCGACGCGACCGACTACGGGCAGAACGTAATCGTCGACAAGCGCAAGCGGACCGTCCGGTTCATCCCCAGCAAGCTGCACGACAACCCGCACCTGAATCCCGAGTACATCGACGACCTGAACGAGCTGCCTGAGGAGATGCGCCGGGCGTTCGTCGAGGGCAACTGGGACGTTTTCGCCGGCCAGTTCTTCGCCGAGTTCGACCGTGACCTGCACGCCGTCGACCCGTTCCCCATCCCGCCGGAGTGGAAGCGGTACGCCGGCATCGACTACGGCTACGCCGCGCCCTACTGCACGCTGTGGGGCGCGGCCGACCGGGACGGCCGGATCTGGGTGTACCGCGAGCTGTACGAGAAGGGCGTCGTCGAAGCCGATCAGGCCGCGCAGATCAAGGCGGCCGAGGCCGGCGACACAGCCACATCACGCCGCTTCGCCGACCCGGCCATGTGGGCGAAGACGGGCAGCGCTCCGTCGCCCGCGCAGGCGTACGAAGCCGGCGGTGTGTCGATCGAGAAGGCGGTCAACGACCGGGCACCCGGCTGGTCGCGGCTCCGCGGCTACCTCGCGCCCGGGCCGGCGTGCGGCCTGCACCGCGAGCAGGGGTACGAGGAGTGCCCGAAGCTGCACATCACGACCGCCTGCCTGAACCTGCTCCGCACCCTGCCGACGATGCCGTTCGACCGGAAGCAGCCCGAAGACCTCGACACTCACGCCGAGGACCACGCCGTCGACTCCCTGCGCTACCTGATCATGGGCGCGTCTGGCGCATCCCGGCCGGCGAAGGTGTCCGTCGCTGTCGGTCAGATCCCCGGCGTCGGCAACCGCAGCCGCATGTCCAGCCCATCCCGCATCCGCATGGGAAGACGGTGACCCCCGTGATGCTCAACCGGACCCGAGCCGTGCGGGCCATCGTCCGTGAATGGGCGTGGCCCGGATGGCTGATCGGAATCGTCTACATGGCGATCGGCATCACCCTGGTGCTGCAGCCCGACCGCTACTACAACACCCCGTCGTACGGGATTCTGCTGCAGGTCATGGCAGTGCGGACCTGGGGCGTGCTCTACATCGTCGCCGCGTTGAGCCTGCTCGGCTACGCCGCCCGGTTCCACGGCGCCGCCTACGCCTCGTTCGCGCACGTCATCGCCTCCGCCCTCACCCTGTTCTGGCTGGCCGCGTTCGTCATCCGGTACACCACCGACCCGGGCACCACGATCGTGAACGTGGCGTCCTGGACGACCTACCTGGCCGTCATCTTCCGATCCGCGTTCCTGATCGACGGCAGCCGGAACGTCCGGGTCGGAGATGTGGAATGAGCCAGACAACCCTCACCGCGGTCCTGGGCATTCTGGTCGCCCTGTTTGGTGGCGTCACAGTTCCGCTCTGGCTCGCCCGACGATCGGATAGGGCGTCAGCGATGGCCGCATCCAAGGCTGCGGCCAATGTGACGATGAACGACCTGAACAACGCCCTGGCGAAGCAGAACACCAGCCTGGAAGCGAAGCTCCGGGACCAGCAGGCCGAGCACGAGCGGCAGATGGCCACCCTGCGCGCCAAGTACGACGCCGACCTGGGGCAGGCCAACGGCCGCATACGAGAGTTGGAACGAACGGTCATCGACCTACAGGCCGATGCGCTGCGGTACCGCTCCCGGCCCGACGCGACCTGATGGGTAAGAGCGGGCTGACCGCCGTATCGGTGATCTTCCTGATCATCTCCCTGGCCAGCTTCACCATCCAACTGCTGGCGCTGGCGAAGCTGTACTACTGGCCGTCCAGTTCGGATATCCACAAGGGACTGTTGCGGACCTCGATCTGCCGGTTCGCCGCCGCGGTCCTATATGTGGGGCTGGCAGTGACGACGCTCGCCAGCGTCGCCTCGGAGCGCGACCTGACCGTCATGACGCTGGCCGGGTATTGCCTGGTGCAGCTGATGTGGCAGGCGAACGCGGTCGCTGACGTGCGGCTCCGGAGCCGGCTCGCACGGTCCGGCGGCGACAAGCCGCGCAACGGACGCCACCTATCCCCCGTCGAACCCGCCGACGAAAGCGATCCCGCATGACACTTGCCGCAATCGCAATCGCAATATCCGCAGCAGCGACGGCGATGAACGCCTACAGCGTCCTCATCGTGCGCCGCTCGCTCCGATCGATCGAGGCGTCCAACGCCAAGATCAAGGCCTCGAATGATCGGATCCAAGCCTATCGGGCCCGCTACACATCTCCATCAGAGGACCGGCCGTACAACCTTGGCGACTGGCCCGTCCTGGGCGGCCGGCGATGACCGCCGCAACCTGGGACCTGTTCCCCGCCGACGTGACCCTGCCCGACGGCCAGAAGCTCAACGGTGTCCGCGTGATCCTCACCGACCAGGGCATGGCGATGGTGTACGACACCCTCGGCCAGCAGGTCACCCAAGCGTTCGCATCGGCCGTGCACGGTGCGCCGTCGCTGAAGTCGCCCTACGCGCCGCGGTACGACTCCGAGTCGTCCATCCCGACGGTGAACGGCGTGCTGACGGTGACCCGCGGCGCCGGCTGCGGGTGTGGCTCGGTGCTGAAATCGGCCAACCTCGCCACCTTGGGCGTGTCCGCATGACCCTCTGGCTGTGGCTGCTGGTCGATGCCCTCGCCGTCTACCGCCTCGCGCGCCTCGTCACGACCGACACCATCCTGACCCGACCCCGGGACTACGTGACGACCCGCTGGCCCGTCAAGCCGGGCCGCCCGTCCGAGCTCGTGGTCTGTCCCTGGTGCTGTTCGGTTTACATCGGGGTCGCCGCGTATGCGCTGACCCGGTACGTGCCGTCGGTGTGGATCTGGGCCGCTGTGCCGCTGGCGTTCAGTGCAGTCGCCGGCTATCTGAGCGAGCGCGCGTGATGGCAACCAAGCGATCGCACCGACCCTGGCTGGCGCCGCGGTCCGGCGGATACAGCGCTGTCGGTGGAGATGATGGGCCGCCCGGGCCGCCGCCGTCCGGTCCCGGATGCGCATCGCCACTCCCTGCGCACTACTACCATCCGGACCCCGCACTGATGGCCAGTCCAGAGCGCGACCGGAAAGGCCTCGCCGAGTGCGTCGCCGCAGCCGAGCGAGAAATCGCCGAGAGACCGTGCGTCTGCGACCGCTGCGTCGAGATGGAATCCATCCGCCCGCGCCGTCGTCGGTGGTTCCGCCGGTGACTCTGCGGGTCCTGGCCATCCCCGCGCATCTCGAAGGCTCCGGCTACCTGCGCATCTGCGCGCCCGCCCAAGCCGTCAACAAGCTGTCCGAAGGCCAGGTGCAGGTCAGTCAGTGCCTCGCCAACGCCCTGCCCTGCACCGTTACCGGAGAGCCCGGGAAGCGGCGGGTCGAGCACATGGACGACCTCGACGTCGATGTGGTCGTCCTGCAATCCCCGATGGCCGAAGACGTCGTCGCCATGATCCACGCCATCAAGGCGCAAGGAATATCGGTCGTGGCCGATATCGACGACGACCTGGAGCAGACTCCCCGGTCGAACCCGAACTGGTCGAAGGTGCATCACACGACCAGCCCGCAGTCGAACTGGCTGTGGCTGAAGAAGGGCTGCGCCGCCGCGGACCTCGTCACCGGCGCGACGGCCGGGCTGTCCCGGTATGCCCGTCCGCACAACCGGTTCCGGGTCATCCCCAACGCCGTCCCCGCCGCCGCGACGTACGAGAAGCGCCCCGACATTCCCGGGTCCGTGATCGTCGGCTGGACCGGGTCGGTCGCCACCCACGACACCGACCTGTGCGTCACCGGCGGCGGTGTCGCCAAGGCGGTCGAACGGACCGGGTCCCGATTCCTGTCCATCGGCTGGTGGCATCACGTCGCCGAACAGCTCGGGCTGACGTTCGAGCCGCCGTCCACCGGCTGGCTCACCCTGGCCCAGTACTACGCCCGCATCCCGTACCTCGGCGTCGGGATCGTGCCGCTCGGTAACACCGCATTCAACCGGGCCAAGTCCTGCCTGAAGGGTACGGAGATGGCGGCGGCCGGCGTGCCGTTCGTCGCCTCACCGCTCCCGGAATATCAGGCCCTGCACGACGCCGGCATCGGCCTCCTCGCCGAGACGCCGTCCGACTGGGAGGCGCAGGTCCGTCGGCTCATCGTCGATACCGACCTACGCACCGACCTGTCCGACTCGTACCGCGACACGATCCGCCGCACCCGCACATTCGAGACCACATGGTGGCGCTGGGCCGAGGCCTGGCAGCACGCCGCAGACACCAGAGGAGGCGCGCGTGGCACTGCGTAACCGCGACCGCAACGCCTTGAAGGCGCGCGCGCTGACCGCCTCCGCCGTGCGGATCGACCTGGGCAGCAAGGCTCAGGCCGTGAAACTGCGGAATTTGCGCCAGTCCTGGCAGGAGGAAGCCTGGTCTTACCGTGATGCCATTCCCGAGATCGGGTACGCGATGCGGTTCAAGGCCACGGCTGTGTCTCGGATGCGGCTGTACGCAGCCATGTGGGTCGACGGCGAGGACCAGCCTGTCCCACTCGACGAGAATCCGGCCGGTCTGCCCGCCGGCCTAGCCGACGCGGCCGCGCGCGCACTGGAAGATCTCGCGCCCGGCCGAATGGGGCACGCGAACCTGCTCCGGAGCCTCAACGAGAATGTCGAGGTGGCCGGCGAGTGCTTCCTGCTCGGCCAAGACGACCCCGATACTGGCGAGCAGACGTTCGCGATCCGGTCGATCGACGAACTCGTCGTGGACGCCGAGGGTCACTACATGCTCCGCGCACTGCCGCCCAGCAATGGCGCGACGGCGGGGGGCGTGCCCATCGCCGCCAACTCCTACGTTGCCCGCATGTGGGCACCGCATCCTCGCTTCTCGGAACTCGCCGACTCGCCCATGCGGTCCCTGCTGGAGTCCGGCGAGGAGCTGCTGCTGCTGTCCCGTTCGATCCGCGCTGCAACCCGTTCACGGTTGGCGAACGGTGGCATCCTCGGTATCGCCTCAGAACTCAGCTTTGCGTCGACCACAGCCGGCGGGGACGACGACGACCCTGAAGCCGATCCGTTCATGGCGAATCTGGTCGAGGCGATGATCACTCCGATCTCGGACGAGGCGAGTGCGTCAGCCGTCATCCCGATCGTGGTCCGCGGCCCGGCCGACGTGCTGGAAAAGGGCATCATCTACAAGCCGTTGATCCGGCCGGCCGACGACCGGGCGGCCGCTGACCGCGCCGAGCTGATCGGCCGGATCGCGAACGGCCTCGACATCCCCCGCGAAATCCTCACCGGCGTCGCGGACCTGAACCACTGGACCGCCTGGCAGGTCGACGACTCCACGTTCCGCTATCACATCGAGCCGGCCGTGCTGCGGGACGTCAACTCCCTGACCGTGGGCTACTTCCGCCCCCGGCTGCTTGCGGATGGGGGCGGCTACTCCCGGGAGGACGTCGCCCGCCTCGTCATCTGGTACGACCCGACAGACCTCGTCACCCACCCCGACCGGACCGCCGACGCCATCAACATGTTCGACCGCGACGCCATCAGTCTGGCGTCGCTGCGGGATGCGGGCGGCTGGGATGACTCCGACGCCCCCGGCGAGGACGAGTTCGTCGTCCGGATGCTGTCCAAGGTCCGCACGTTCCCCGACAACGTGCTCGAGGCGATCATGCACCGGGCCGCCCCGAACCTGCTCATCCCGCCCACATCGACAGATCCGGGTATCGGCCCGGGCACCAGCGCGCCGCCCGTGATCGCCGCGCCCGCCGTGAAGCCGGCGCCGGCCGTGGAAGGGCCGCCCGCCTCGCAGCCGCCGGCCGACAGTGCACCGCCCGCGGTCACCTCCGCCGTGGCCGTCCGTGGCCCGGTCGACGCGGCACGCTCGGCGAAGCTGGCCCGGATCGACGCCTCCCTCCGGGACCGGATGCTGACCGCCGCCGACCAGACCATGCACCGCGCGCTCGAGCGGGCCGGCAACCGCGCCAAAGGCAAGGCCCCGAACGCCATCAAGGCCAGCCTGTCCGGCGTCGACCCGGCCCGGATCTGCGCCGAGCTCGGCCGGACCGTCGTCGCCTCCTACGGCCTGACCGAACACCACCTCCTCGAAGGCGAGTTCGCGACGCTGAAGGACCGGTTCCACTCGTGGGTGTCCACGGCGAACAAGGCCGTGCTGTCCACCGCGGTGTCGATGATCGGCGGCAAACTCGAGGACGCCGCCATCAAGGCGGCCGCGGACAAGCAGGAGTCGGCCACCTCGTCCGCGTGGCAGTGGCTCCTGAACGCGCTGATGGCGCGGGCGGAGAAGCTGCTGTACGACCCGACCGACGTGGCCGGCGACAAGGAGCAGACCACGTCCGGCTCGTCGCTGGTCCCGGTCGGGATCATCCGCGGCGCTATCGCCATTGCCGGCGGGTACGCCGACGTCGGGCACGGCATCACCGACGAAGGCCTGCCTGTCGACCATCAGGCCCCGCTCGGCGGGATCGGGTCCGGCCCCATCATCACCACCGTCCTGACCCGCGGCGGCGCGGACATCGACCACTACCTGTGGAACCACGGCATCGCCGAGCACCCGTTCGAGCCGCACCTGGCGCTGGACGGCACCGAGTTCACCCGGTTCACCGACACGCGGCTGGCGAACAAGGACTCGGCCTGGGTCGGGAATCAGTTCTTCTTCCCCGGCGATCACGACGGCTGCTCCTGCGATGTGCAGCTCATGTGGTCGGGCCCGGCCGCTGACGGCTACGGATTGGCGGCCTCAGCCGATGCTGTCTGAAGCGACGTGGACGCAGCCCCGCCCCGAATGCCCCATGCCCGGCTACTGGCACGCCCCCGATCCGGACTCCACCGAGATCGAGGTGACCGCGCTGGTCGCCGCGTTCGTCACCGCGCTGCAGCCCGAATACGTCGTCGAGACGGGGACAGCGTTCGGGCAGACAGCCCTCGCGATCGGGCACGCCCTGCAGGCCAACGGCCACGGCCGGCTCGACACCATCGAACCCGACCCGGTCCGGGCCGCGCACTGCCGCGACCTGCTCTCCGCCCTACCGGTGACCCTGCACGAGCAGACCTCCCTCACGTTCACCCCGGCCCGGCGGATCGACTTCGCCTGGTTCGACTCCCTCATCGACCTGCGCGTCCCGGAGTTCCACACCTACCGGCAGCACATGACCGCCGAGACGATCATCGGGTTCCACGACTGCGGCCCGCAGCACAACCTGCGCCCCGACGTCGAACGGCTGGGTACCGCCGGCCTGATCCGGCCCATCTACCTGCCCACCCCGCGCGGGGTCGTGTTCGCGCAGGTGACCCCGCTGTGAGCACCGTGACCGCGGTCGTCCCGACGATCCCGGGCCGGCACGACCTGTTCGAACGGGCCATCGCCTCGATCGTGGCGCAGACCCGGCCGGTCGACGCGATCCTGACCGGCTGCGACACCGAAGGCCGGGGTGCCGCGTACGCCCGGAACGTCATCCTGGCCGGCGCTACCACCGACTTCGTGGCGTTCCTGGACGACGACGACACCTGGCATCCGAACCACATCGAAGGCCTCATGTCCGTCGCCGACGACGCGGACGTCGTCTACCCGTGGTTCGACGGCCTGCACTCCAAATCCCTCGCCGTGTCGGTCAACGGCCGCCCCCACACGCCACTGGGCGTGCCGTTCGGTCCCGAGCAGGCCGACCATCTGCGGCACGCCAACTTCATCCCGGTCACATTCCTGGCCCGCACAGCGCTGGTGCAGCAGGTCGGCGGCTTCGAGAAGCCGTGGTGGCTGCCGCCGGAGTCGCCGTGCGAGGACTGGGGCCTGCTACTGAAGCTGCTCGACGCCGGCGCCCGCTTCACGCACTACCCGCACATCACCTGGACCTGGAACGGCCACGCCGATCAGACGAACGGCCAGTCCTGGAAACGAGGAGCGATCCATGCCTGAGATCACCGCGCCCGGCGCCGTCGTGGCTGCACTGGCGGCCGGCGAGATTCCCTGGACGGCGACCCTCATCCAAGAGGGCGTCTGGACCTCCGACGGCCGCATGATCAACCCGGGCGCGCTGGCGTTCCGGGACCTGCCACTCACCTTCATGGCGATGACGACCACCGCCGACGGGCACGACGGCGCGCAGGCGTCCGGCCGGATCGACTCGATCGAGCGGGTCGACAACGGCGACGGCACGAACAGAATCGTCGGGCACGGCGTGTTCGACGGCGGCTCCCCGGTCGGCCTGGAAGCGGCACGGCTGGTCCGCACGCAGGTCATCCGCGGCGTCTCGGCCGACCTAGCCGTGTCCGAGTCGACCATCGAGATGGACGAGCCCGACGACGAAATGTCGATGCCCGACTTCCGGTTCACCGTGCTGGCCGGGGAACTGCTCGGCGCAACCCTGTGCCCCATGCCGGCGTTCGCCGGCTGCTCCATCGCCCTGGACAACGAGGACGCCGCCCCGACCGAGCAGGCCGCGGACGCCCCGAAGATCCACATCGAGGTCGCGTCGGCCGAGCCGTGGCGCACCATCGGCGACGACTCCGAATGTGCGCCCTGCACCGAGGCCCGCGAAGCCGTGACCGCATCCATCATCCCGACCGCCCCGCCGGCCGAATGGTTCGCCGATCCGCAGCTGGACGGCCCGACTCCGCTGACCATCACCGACGACGGCCGCGTGTTCGGTCACCTCGCGCTCTGGGGCACCTGCCACACCGGCTTCGACGGACAGTGTGTCCTTGCGCCGCGGTCGACCACCAACTACGCCGCCTTCCGGGTCGGCTGCGTGCAGTGCGAGGACGGCAGCGTCGTGGCGACCGGCCCGATCACCGCCGGCACCGGCCACGCGCCGATCACCGCCGGGCTGCGGGTCGCCGTCGAGCACTACGACAACACCGGCTGGGGGGCTGCCGACGCTGCTGCCGGCGAGGACACCTACGGCATCTGGCTGGCCGGCGCGCTCCGCCCGGACGTCACCCCCGAACAGGTCCGTGTGCTGCGGGCGTCGGCGCTCTCAGGCGACTGGCGTCGTCAGGGTGCCGGCCTGGAGCTGGTCGCCGCGCTCGCCGTGAATACCCCCGGATTCTTGGTGCCGCGCCCGACCGCGCGCGTAGCCTCAGGCGCTCCGCTCGCGCTGGTCGCAGCCGGCGTCACCGTACGCCGGGAAGGCGATTCGACGCTCCTTAGGAAACTGGCCGACGAGGTCGCCGGTCTCCGCCGCCAACATCAGGCCGAACGCCTCGTCGCTCGCATCCGCGCCCGGTAGCGCGCATACGACTCCAGCCGGCAATGCCTGCAGACTCGATACCCGGCGGAGTCGAACGCAGTGTTGTCGTCGGTGAATTCATGTCCGTTCTTGCAATGAGACTTCGCGGCATTCATCGGTCCCAACCCAATGCCACGCATAACGTTCACGCCGCTCGGAACCGGCTCTAAATGCGACGGGTTGCAGCACGGACGATTCCGGCAGCGATGGTCGATAACGAGGCCTTCGGGGATCGGGCCGACGGCAATCTCGTAGGCCACCCGGTGGGCGCGCGCGTGCTTCCCGTGCCCGATATTGACGGACCCATACCCATCTCGATCGAGTTCGCCGCGCCAAAGCCAACATGCGAGCGGGCCGCCGCTGCGGTCACGGAATCGATCAATGCGCTCGACCAATGTCAGGTGTCGGTTCAGCTTCACGAATCCGGGATCGCCGTATTTGCGCCAACGCAGGTAGTGCATATTGCACATCCCGCGCCCGCCCTTATCGGTCCGGTCGCATTCGGAAACGCTACAAGTCGACGCAGGCATGTTTACAGAATACGCCGTGGCTGAGCGCGCGCCCTGTAAGACACGCACGATCCGACTTCCTATGTCCTATCCGATATCTGATGTAGCATGCGGGTGCACGGCCTAGCCGGCTACCCGTTACGCCTGAGCGGCACCTAGTGACCTCGGCGAACGAATCCCCATTCCTGTAGCCGGAAGGCCACCACCATGTCCACCGAGGAATTGCGTGCCCTCCTTGCCCGCCTGAACGGCGAGGGCGAGGCACTGACCGACGACGAACTCAACAGCCTCGACGGCGCCCTGCTGGCCCGCGCCGATGAGCTTCTGGACGGTGAGTCCACCCCCGAGGTGATCACCGAGCTGGAGTCCATCGCCGCCGCCAAGGAAGCGTCGAAGGAACTCGCCGGCAGCCGCGCAGAGGCCAAGGCCGAAGCCGAGGCCAAGCGCGCCGAGTTGATCTCCCGGATCAAGGCCAGCGAGCCGGCCGCCGAGACCGAGCCGGTCGAGGATGCGCCCGCCGAGACCCCCGAGGTTGTCGCCGAGCAGCCCGCCGAGACGGTCGACGAGCCCACCACCGAAGCCGTCGAAGAGCCGGTCGCCGTGGCCGCCTCGACGAAGCCGAAGACGGTGAACCTGCAGGCCATGTCCGCGGCCCGCCCGCGCAGCGCCGCACCGGCCCCGAAGGCCGAGGCCGGGCTGCGGGCCCGCGCCACCGTGACCGCGATCGAGGGCGGCCGAAACGTCCGCCGCGGCGACGAGATCCCGTCACTGCAGGCGCTGTCGGAGATCATGGCCGACCGCCTCAGCCGCGGAAACACGAACGGCGACGTGGTCATCGCGTCGATGAAGACCGAGTACCCCGAAGAGCGGACGCTGCGGCACAACGACTCCGGCGAGATCAACAGCGCCAAGATCGAAGCCGCGTTCGGCGCCCAGGGCCTCGTCGCGTCCGGCGGCATCTGCACCCCGGTCGCCGTGGACTACACGATCCCGGTGTTCGGTGCCACGACCGACCGCCCGCTGCGCGACTCCCTCCCCCGCTTCGGCGCGGACCGCGGCGGTATCCGCTACGTCGCCCCGGCGACCTACTCGACGCCGGCCGGCGCGGTGGGCATCTGGACCAACGCGGTCGACGCCTCCCCCGGAACGGCCACGAAGGCGCTCTACACGATCGCGTGTGGCAGCGAAGTGCAGGTGCTGGTCGACGCGGTCACCATGCGGATGAAGGTCGGCAACATGCAGGGCCGGTTCTCTCCGGAGCAGGTCGCGGAGATCACCACCCTCGCGCTGTCCAACGCGGCCCGCACGGCCGAGCTGAACCTGCTGGCGAAGATCAACGCCGCCTCGACCCTCGTCTCCGCGACGTCGTCCGTCACCGGCACCGGCGCCTACGGCGCGACCCGCGAACTCCTCGACGAGATCGAGCGGGCCGCCATGGCGATGAAGTACCGCAACCGGGCCAACCCGAACCAGATGCTGCACGCCATCTTCCCCGAGTTCCTCCGCGGCATCATCCGCTCGGACATCGCCCGGGAACTCGCCCACGACAACTCGGGCAGCTACAACGCGCTGGCGATCACCGACGCGCAGATCGACTCCTGGTTCGCGATCCGTGGCATCAACACCACGTTCCTGATGGACCCGCTGCCGGCCGTCACCGGCACCGGCGGCTACCCCTTCCAGGGATTCGCCGCGCAGTCCACCGGCGCACTCAACGCCTGGCCGGTCAGCGCGTCCTGGAACCTCTTCCCCGAGGGCGCCTTCCAGTTCCTCGACGGCGGCAACCTCGACCTCGGCGTCGTCCGTGACTCCACCCTGGACTCCACGAACGACTACGAGACCTTCGTCGAGACGTTTGAGGCGGTCGCGTTCCGCAGCGTGGAAGCGCTGCAGATCGTGTCGGCGCTGAGCCCGACCGGCCGCAGCGGCGCGAGCGCCTGATCCCCATCGGACAGCCCCCTCGGCGAGCAGCGTTCATGCGGGTCGCTCGCTCGCCGAGGAGGGCCCCGGAATCCGAGAGGAGGACGGCATGACCTTCGGCAGAGTAGTCATCGATGCGCCACCCCTGGTGCCGCGCGCTCTCAGCCTCGTCACCGCCGGGATCGACGCGCTGCACCCCACCGACCCCACCAACGGCGAATGGGTCCGCGGCTTCACCTACGCCCCGGAGAACTCCGGCCAAGAGGGCGAAGTGCGGGCCATGTGCGATATCAGCACCGCTGACCCGAACTCCTGGACCAACGAGGCGGTCGTGTCCTACGACCCGTACTCGATCATGGCCGCCGACAAATGCTCGTCGTTCGGTTTCCTGGCCCGCGACTATGTGGGCCGGGCGTTGCGGCTGCTGGACTACGTCACCCCCAACCAGCTCGAGCTCGAGCTGTGGACGGGAACGCTGGCGCAGGCCAAGGGCCTACCCAACCGGTATCTGACCGACGGCAACGTCGTGGACGTCACCCCCGTCACCGGCACGGCGGTGTCCCGGATTCGGGGCACCGAACTGCTCGAGCAGGCGATGGCGAACTGCGGCGCCGGCCAGCAGGCCTACATCCACATGCAGCCGGAGAACGCCGGCCAGCTCGGCCAGTTCACCCGGCGGGTCGGCAACCTCATGCTGTCCCCGATCGACTCCGTCATCGTGCCCGGCGTCGGGTATCCCGGCACCGGCCCCGGCGGATCCACCCCCGTCACCGGCACCACGTGGATGTATGCGACCGGTCCGGTCCGGGTGCGTCTCGGCGACCCGATCATCTACCCGGACGGGCACGAAGACTCCGTCATGCAGATCGGCCGGGACGAATCCGGCAACTACAACATCGATCCGATCGTGGCCCGGGAAATCCTGGGATCCACCATCGACCGGGCCAAAAACACGATCACCATCCGCGCGCAACGCCCCGCCGCGGCCACCTTCGACGGCCCCTGTCAGTACGCCGTCCTGGTCAACTTCGACAGCTAGGACATCTGATGGCACTCTCCACCTCCTCAGCGGCCCTCGAGGCTGTTGCGATGCGGGTCACCCAGTTGAACCCGGACGGCAGCATCTCCTCGGGCAACCAGTACTACGTCACCAACTCGTTCACCAAGATCGCGCCGTCGCCGCAGATCGAATCCGGCGACGACATCGTCCTGAAGAACGCGGCCGGCGACATCTGCGTCGCCTACAAGCACGGCGACATGACGACCCGGCTCAACATGGAAATCGACCTGTGCAGCCCCGACGAGATCCTGGAGCAGTTCCTGGCCGGCGGCCAGCTGCTCACGGACATCTCGGCCGCACTGGTCGCCCCGTCCGCCGTGTCGGCGACCGTCTCCGCCAGCGGCGGCGCGCTCGCGGCCGGCGCCTACCAGTGGGGGGTCACCACGGTCGGCCGGTACGGCGAGACCGTCATCTCCACCCTGTCCACCTCGGTCACCGCGACCGGCGCCGTGTCCTCCGCGGTCGTCACCTGGACCGCCCCGGCGTCCGGAACGGTCGTCGGCTACAACATCTACCGCAAGTCCGGGGCGACCCCGGGCGTGCTGGTGGGCAGCGTGAAGGCCGGCACCACCACCTTCACCGACATCGGCTCCGCGCCGATCGGTGGCGGCTCCCCGGCCTCCAACTCCACCGCCGGCCCGGGCACCGTCGGCTACGCCGCACCCGATGTCTACATCGTCGGCGCACCGAACGGCGTGAGCCTCGAGGTGTGGACGAAGAACATCGTCAACGGCAACCCGAACGGCTTCCGCCGCTGGGTGTACCCGTGGGTCCGGAACCTCATCCGGGATGCCTACACCCTGGACAACAACCCGGTCGACAACATCTTCAAGGGCGAGGGTTACCCCAACCCGAACTTCGGCACCGGCCCGGTCGGCGACTGGCCGGCCGGGTTCGGCGGTAACAAGGTGTTCCTCCGGGCGCTGGAGTCCACTCCGCCGGCCGCCACCAACGGCCCCGTCACGATTCCGTAACTCGATGACACAGCCCGGCCTCACCGGCTTGTGCGCGCCCTGGATCACCGGGGCCGACGTGGTCACGAGGCCGAGCTGCGCCGCCCTCGACCCGGGCATTCTGGAGTCCTCGGCGGAGATCGCGTCGGAGATCGTGTACGCCCTGTCCGGGCGGCAGTTCAACGGCGGCCGCTGCACCGCGACGGTCCGGCCGGTCGCCACCCCGCAGGGCCTGCGGATCTGGGGCCTCGTCGGGGCGGGGTTCTACTCGGCGCCGTATGGCCTCGCGTCCGGCAACTCGCTGATGGCCGGCGTCCCCGGGCAGTGGGGGTGGCTCGACTCGCACGCCACCAACCCGAAGCCGGCGCACGTCGACCTCGGCGTCTACCCGGTCACCTCGATCACGCAGGTACTCATCGACGGCGTGGTCATTCCGGCCGATGAGTACCGGCTGGACAACAACCGGACCCTGACCCGGATGCTCCCGACCGCGGATGCGCAGGCCACCGAGGTGTACGGCTGGCCCTACACGCAGCGGATCGACCTGCCGGCCACGGAGCCGGGGACGTTCGAGGTGCAGTTCACCTACGGCGTCGCCCCGTCCAACGGTGGCATTCAAGCCGCGGCGGTGCTGGCGCAGCAGATCGCGCTCGCCGCGGCCGGGCAGACCCACCGACTCCCCAGCCGGGTCACGACCGTGCAGCGGCAGGGCATCTCCGCCGTCGTCATGGACACCGGCGACATCATCGAGAACGGCCGCACCGGACTGGCCGAGGTCGACCTGTGGGTCAAAGCCGTCAACCCGGCCAAACTGGTCCGCCGCTCCCAGGTCTGGTCGCCCGATCTGGGCCGTGCCCGGCGGATGGGCTGATGGGCAGCTACCCGCAGCAGATCCTGTTCCTGTGCCAGCGGACGCTGCAGGCCGTCCAGCGCGGCTTCGCCGCCGACGCCGTGACGTTGCCGACCCGGCAGCTGGTCATGGGCGGCACGCAGATCGTCGTCGACCCCGACAACCCCGACGCGCCCGAGCCGGGCCTGCTGGCCGTGGCGCTGGTGAACATCGGTCAGGGCAAGCCGGGCAACCCGCAGTCGTCCGAGCAGATCCCGCCGCTGGTATGGCGGTACGCGACCCTGCAGATCGAACTGTGGCGGCCCGCGTCCGGCCTGGAAATGCAGGCCCAACTGCCCACCGATGAGGAGATCACGGCGGACGCCGTCACATTCCTCACCGACGCCTCGGTGTTGCTCGGAGCCCTGGAAACCGACCGGGCCAATTCGACCTTCACCACCCCGGGGATCGTCAGCCCGCACACCCCGTTCGCGATCAACTTCATTCGCCCCGCCCCCATCACCGGCGGCACCGGCGGCACCGTCGCGCAGATCACCGTCGCCCTCACCGGGGACCCGTGATGGAAGT